CAAATACTACTGCTAGTTTCAACACTGGTATTGGTCATGAATCATTATATGCAAACACAACTGGAGCATCTAATACTGCTGTGGGAGCTAATGCTTTAGATGCAAACACAACTGCTGATAATAATACTGCTGTTGGTAAAGATGCTTTAGGAGCAAACACAACTGGACAGTACAACACTGCTATGGGTGTCAATTGTTTAGGAGCTAATACTACAGCAGATGATAATACGGCTATTGGTTATCAAGCACTTAGAACTAATACTACTGGAAGTACTAACGTAGCACTAGGTCTTAATGCTTTACGAGATAACACAACCGCTTCAAACAACACTGCGGTAGGAAAAAGTGCTTTAGAAGCAAACACAACTGGAGCTTCTAACGTAGCCGTAGGATCTTTAGCTCTTGATGCAAACACTACGGCTGATAGCAATACAGCGATTGGTTTCAGTGCTATGAGTTCTAATACTACAGGGCAGAATAATTCAGCTTTAGGAAGAGATGCTTTATTTACTAACACTACGGCAAGTAATAATACAGCCGTTGGATATTCTGCATTAGTCTATAACACAACTGGAATAGATAACTGTGCATTTGGATCGGGTGCTTTAGATGCAAACACAACTGGTGCTTATAACGTAGCTGCTGGAAAAAATAGTTTAAGTGGTAATACCACTGGACAATCAAATACTGCCTTAGGAGAAGGTACAGGTAGTTCTATTTCAACAGGAGACAAAAATACTTGTATTGGTCAAGGGACTGGTAATGGAGTTACGACTGGGGACAATAATTTATTTTTAGGAGCTAATGCAGGGCAAGCCGCTTCCCCATCAGGAAATATTACAACAGAAAATAACCGAGTTTGTATAGGAAATAATTCAGTTACAAATGCCTTTATAAAAGTTGCGTTTACAGTTACTTCTGACGAAAGAGACAAGATCGAAGATGGTGTTGTATTGCATGGTTTGGATTTTGTAAATCAACTAAAACCTAAATCATTCTGGTTTAGAAAGAATCGTGAGTCTGACGAAAAAACAGGTGATAAGAGATACGGATTCTATGCTCAAGATATTCTTGCTTTAGAAGGTTCTGATAGCGTAGTTATTGATAATAAAGATTCTGATAACTTAAAATTTAAAGGAGATCAATTAATACCAATACTTGTAAACGCAATAAAAGAACTATCCGCAAAAGTCACAGCCCTCGAAGCAGGGTAAACTAAAAGTAACCTAATTTTTACTATGGAAGAAAAAACCGCAGATGAAATCGCAGCAATCTTTTCTGCTGCTGGTGATAGCGTAACTGTAATCAATGCAGATGCAAGCTATTCAGCTTATACAACAAGAACAGGATCTACTGATACCGAAGTTGAATGGAAAGCATATATCAAAAGAAATACAGATCACCTTGAGATCATCAAGGCTTATACACAAACTGATGGTACAACATCTATCTGGACAACCGAATCGTTTACAGATATAGATGTTGCCATAACTACAGGAAAAGCTCTCTACGCTTAAATTATGAATTTACAGGAAAGATTACAACAACTTGCTCAACAAAGAGAGCAGTTATGGATTGCATTGCATGAAACTAACGGTGCGATGAAGATTCTGGAACAACAGATTCTTGAGATTCAAGAGACACCCGAAGCAAACCAGCCATCAGATACAGAGGCATCAACCCCACAAGAAGAAGTAGTACCATCAGAGTGAGTGGTGCTACCATTTTATTAATTACTTCTTTAATCATATGTTTCAAAAAATAGCTAACATTTTGAGTATTATCTCATTTGTAATGGTAACTTCTGTAATAGGTGGAGGGTACTTTGGTTACAAGTATGTAACTTCAGAACAGTTCCAAACAAAAATGATGAATAAAGTCCTTGGTAGCGTACAGGGTATGATGCCAAAAGTATTAGAAAAAGGATTACCTGATATGACTGGGCCATCATTACCAACACCACCTACTATGAAAGAATTAAAATTTTAATTGGAAATACCCGATATAACCATCCCTGAAATATACATTCCAAACGTTCCAGAAATATATAGTCCGCATTATCTAACTATTACAAAGCCACCTGATATTGATGTTCCTGGTTGTACCTATCAACATCGTGATATAAAAAATACTGGTAATCGTAATTTATTACTGGAAGATCCAAATGGTGTATTTACAACGTGTGATTTTCCGTTTCCTAGTTTTATTCCTCTTGACTATACACCTGAGAATCTTGTCATTACAGAAGAAGTTCCTGTTAACAATGAAACCCCACCCTTACCAGAATCAAAGCAACCAGAGATACCAGAAGTTAAAGAAGATAAAGATATTGAATTAGAACCCTGTCCTAGTAAAAAAGATCAAAGAGTAGGAGACTTTCGTAACGAAAAACGATTGGAACGTGTTATCGGACATGAAAGAGGGCAAGATGGGGTTGAATGTATCACTCTGTATGAAGACGTACCTTTTGTGGATCAATACATCCCAGAACCTAGCACTATTGTCTCTACTGCTGTTATCGGCCTTGTGGCTGCGAGTTCTCCTCTTATTCTCAATATAATAAAACCAGCTATTAAAAATATATTTAAGAAATTAACTACTAAGAAAAAAGATAAATCTACTTAAGTTTATGAGTATGTGGGATAACTTGATTTGGCGGGATAGTAACAATAATATCTTCACAGGTAATAGCACTAGGAGTATTAGGCTTAAAGGTAACTCCATCTTTTGCCATTTTTGCACACATCTCCAAACGATATAAACTAATTTCCATTTTGGTTTTCTTTATTAATAACTTTTGAGCTTCAATATTTACTTTTGCTGCTTGATGACATAACGCACCACCTTTACCAAGAGGAATATTAAATTGCATACTTATTCCATAATTAAGGTTGTAATTATCTTTTTCAAATCTTGGTGTTTCTTGAACATATTTAATTTCTCCTGTATTTTCATCATAAATATTTTGTCTTGTAACGTATTCTTTGGGGCGATTAAATGACCAAGCGTCTGTTAAATATGGTGTAACTGTCATACTAGGAGAACTACAAACAATTCCTTGACTCATTCTGTTCTGAGGTAATCCTGATGGCATTATTTGCGTTGCATTATTATTAACCACTCCCTGTGCATTTGAGCTAGGAGAAGCAACTGTTGTATTAGCCAAAACCCTTGCAGGGCAAAGGATTACAAGAATTATTGACCAAATGTAGTTTGTGTTTCTGTTGTGGTGCTTGTATTTATTTGACGAGTTATGGTTGTTGTTGTGTCTAATCCTGGAGTTATCAGTGTTTCTTGAAGAGAGAATGCTGCTCCATCTGTATTTATTGACCAACGAGGTATAGCTTCTAAGTTTGGTGAAGTCCAACTAAAGTTTACCCCTCCAACTGTCTGTTGGTTCGTAGTCGTAGGAGTAGGGTTGATATATCCCGTTTCAGATTTGATATTATGTCCACTTGCTGCGTAGGAGTATCCTGTGCGATATTGATGGCTCGTGATCGTTTCATTAATTATTGATTCAGATGTGCTGGATGTTGTAGATGATCCCGAACGAAACTGCGGAACTACAGGAACAGCAAGTGTTCTTATAGGTAATGTTAATAAAACCAGCAACCAAAGTCTAGTCAATCGTAATAGTAACTTTAGTAGATCCTATGCAACTTGTACCCGATCCACCTGCGGTACAGGTATGGACTCCAGAACTCAATGACGTTAAACCGAGAGATCCAGCAGTACCGCCTGATCCGATAGTAGTCTGTCCACCTAATACTGGTAATGCTGCAATACCCGAACTAGGAGTTACAGCAGATGGTGTAGCATCTCCCATTATTACTGATTCTGTTTTGCTAAAGGCTGAACCTGCTGTTGTGATAGTTGTATCTGTTTGAAGCATCGCTGGAACGCCATTAGATAACGAACCAATATTAATCCCACCAATCTTTCCTGATGTTGTGGTATCTCCTACAGTTACAGATGGTGTGATGTTGTTTCCACTTAGTGAATAAGTAGTTCCTACCTTGTTTGTAACGACATAAGGCATATCCACAGTGATCTGGGCAGAGGTTACAAATTCTTGTTTTATATCAGCGTAAGCTGGTGCTGATACTAAGAATAAAAAAGGAAGTAATCTTTTCATGTGTCTAGTTTTCCGTTGTTTTTTATGCCTTTCCCAGTAATGGGATCGACTCTGATAACATCAGGTTTAGTGGTAACTAATTCTATTGGCTGTTTTATTATGATAGTTTGAGTACCTCCAGAGGAGTTACTAACTACACCATTTTCTCCTTCTTCTTTCTTTTTCTTCTTTGCTCCCTGTGCTGCATTAACACTTATTCCAAGACCTCCAAGAATATTTCCTAATAAACCAGCAGCAAAAGTGCTATCAACTCTTGGCTGGTCTGGGATTTCCATCCCAAATAGTTTATTAGGTAGTTTTATATATCCAAGAGATAAGACTACTAAACACCAAGTCAAAATAAAAGCTTGAGCTACAGTAGAAACTAAAAAGGTGATTTTTTCCTGATAATCAGGTTTATCATCATCTAGTTCTTGTGGTTTTGCTGGTAGATCTTTGGTTTTGTCTGCCATAACTGGGGTCCTCT